CAGTTGTAACCGAACGGTGTTGACTGTACTGATCCGTCATTACAGTAGTAATACTTGTAATAGCCGAATGGGTAGGTTCCACCACAGTCAGCTATGTAGCTCTGAGTGCTTGATGTGTAGATGCCATATGAAGAACCGCAGCAGAGCGGGAGGCTTGGGGTCGCTGGGTATCCCGATGTGCTACAAGATACCGCTGCGCTACAGCTACTGCTAGAGATATCAGTGTAGTAAGTGTACTGAGTACCTGTGTTGTCGGTACAGTAGTAAGTTGGTGGTGGCGGTGGCGGCGGCGGTGGCGGGGCGGTTGCACAACTATATGCATGAGGTTCAGCGGCGATAGAGCCATCGTTGCAATAGTAGTACTGGGCATAGCCAAATGGGTAGCCGGTGGGGCAAGTCTCGGTGTAGACCAAAGTGCTAGATGTGTATACTCCATAGGAGGATCCGCAGCACACCGGTAGGGCTGGATCTTCGGGGTAGGCGCTGGTGCTACAAGCTAGAGCTTCCGTACAGTTACTATATGACGGATCATTCTCAACGGTTTGAGTACTCTGAGCTCCGGTGTCGGACACACAGTACCAGGTAGGATACGCACTTGTGGTTGCCGTTATTGTTACTTCTGGATATTCGTCATTAGATGCTGTCAAAAACACTAGGTTATCGGAAGCTGGCTCTAGGTCGTAAATTATTTTGGTGCCGCTAGATGTAGCACCTGCTGCTGTAGTTATGGTCTGCAGTGGGGTTAGATCTACGGACAAGTACGATACTAGCTCGGTGATCAGGTTGTTGTATATGCTATACGAAACACTAACGCTTGTAGGGCTTTCGTTGGTTTGAGAAAGCGAGACGACTGGGACTGGGGTTAGGGTGGTGACTACTTCGCTATCATTCCGATATGAATCGAAGATAGTATACATATACTCGGTGTTATAGGCTAGGTCTTCATCTAGGTATAGAGCGGAAAACGGGGCACTAGCATCAACACTATAGGTAGTTAGCGTAACTGGATCTTCGATTCCTACTGTTCTAGTTAATGTTAGGGTTCTAGCTACGTCAGACTCTCCGACTATGATGTCTAGGGCTACTGAACTTGTAGTTCTAGCATTAAGAGATATATTTGTAGAGCCAATGAGTATTGTCTTTTTAGTGGCAGTAGTAGCTAACGAGTTTCCCATTAAATTACTTGAAATCGCACTAATTGTATACTCTATGCCGCTAGTTAGCAGGGTAAAAGATGCTGGCGAATTCCCAGTATAGCTTCTAACTACTGTAGAACCGGTTAACACCCTGAGGGTGTTACTAGTTATGGGAGATCCTCCGGTCTCGTTCTCGGAAAAACTAACGGTTATCGTGGTGTCGGTAGACTCTGGCGTGCCTAACGATGGTGCCTCGGGCACTGTCATAACGTATAGAGAGCTGCTATCATCTGATAGTTCACTATATCCGTTGTCGTTACTGCCTCTAGACTTGAAAGTTACGGTGGTCCCCCCGATCAAACCTGTCAAGGTTGCTGGACTACTACCCTGCTCGAAGCTGTCGGCAGGACCGGTGGGAAAGGTGGCTATCGCTACTAGAGTAGGCTTTCCTCCATCTGTCTCCAAGCTAAAAGGTATAAGTGCCGCGCCGTTATTGTAAGGCCTACCTCCGATGTTAGTAGGGGTCTCTAGCGTCGGGATAGCAGGTATGCTGGTTGTCTTAACCATATTAGACTCGGGAGAGTACTCGGAAATTCCTGAACTATTCTTAGCTCTGGCGACATATTTAAATTCTTGACCCGTAGGTAGTCCTGTAACAACAGTAGACGTAGAGGTTATCTCTGTCTCTGTACTTAAATGAGTTGCTCTAATTAGGTACGAAGTTGCTGTTTCGCCCGTGGTTGCCGGAGTGATGTATACCGCAATAGCGGAGTTACCTATTGATCTATTAGATCCTAGATCTGATATAGATACGGTAGGTGCATCTGGCTCCTGGAAGCTTCTAATTAATTGAGAAGAACTTACCCCATCATGGTGTCTTTGCATTAGGCGCTCAGATCACCAAATAGTATCCACGAGTAGTCCGGTCTTAGTACCAAGGTAGCCGTGGAGTAGCGAGCTCGTAGCTTTTTGCCCGGGGTAGCGTTTAAAGTAAGGCCAGTTTCTGCCACCGTGACTAGCCCTGTACCTACTCGCATAATGGTGATCTGGGTTCCGATGGCAAACTGAGGTCCGGCGGATAGTGTGATAGTCACATCTGATGAGCTATCTACTTCAATAATTTTTCCGTCATCCGAGAGCTGTAGAGTGTAGTCAGCAGTTTTACTATTAAAATCCACGTGAGATATGACATTTCCCGTGGAGGTTAGGCTTTCTACAGTAACTGCACCATTAACATCTAGTTCGGCTGCTGTAACTACACCTGTAAAGGTTGGCCCATCGAGCGGCGCTCTAGAAGTGTCTGATGGATGTACGTGATCTTGCCGTGCATAACGAAGAGAGGTTCCGATAGCTGCAGTGCCGTCAGATAGCGGGTTACTAGATGCGGCTTGACCCACAACGTATGCGGTGGTGGCTACCTGAGTGCTGTTGGTATTTGCTGACGCTGTCGGTGCTGCTGGTACTCCAGTAAAAGTTGGAGAGTCTACGTTAGCTTTTGTTGTGTCCGAAGCGTGAATATGGTCTTGGCGTGCGTAGCGGAGGGATGTTCCAGTAGCAGCGATGCCGTTTATTGCTGGAGCTGTGTTAGCAGCCTGGCCAACTACGAAAGCGGTGGTTGCTACCTGAGTTGTGTTTGTATTCGCAGCTGCGGTGGGAGCCGCTGGTGTTCCAGTAAATGTAGGCGAAGCAAGCGGAGACTTGAGAGCTAGATCTGAAGTCAGGCTCGTAACCTGCGACTGGGCGATTGTTATAGAGCTCTGAGTTATACCTATTGTTACTGATCCAGTAGGTCCAGTAACAGTAATTGGACTAGTTGCAGCTACGATTCCGGCTGAACCTGAAGCACCAGTAGGGCCGGTAGGTCCTTGAGGTATTGTAAAATCGATAGTCTGAGAGGGCGATGTACCGGTTATGGTAACTACAGCATTAGCTGCTGGATCTCCTGTCGCGACTGTCCCTACTGTCAAAACATTGGCTGGACCTGTTGGTCCAGTATCTCCCGGGATACCCTCTGTGCCTTGCACACCTTGAACACCCTGTGCTCCGGTAGGCCCTGGGTCACCGTGCGCGCCGGTGGGTCCGGTCGGTCCTTCAATACCTTGGGCACCTGTTGGTCCGGTTGCACCAGTAGGCCCGACAATTTGGCCAGCGTCGATCCAGTCGGATCCGTTCCATATCCAAAGATCGCCGTCTGACTGCACAATATAGGCATCGTTAATTGCTTGACCGGTGATTGCGTCTAGCGCGTTGTAGTCGGCAACCGAGCCTAGAATATTTAAAGCTGCTCCGGCATCACCCTGAACACCTCCAGGTCCGGCCTCGCCCTGTGGTCCAGTCGGGCCGGTAGGACCTGCTGCGCCAGTTGCACCATTTGCACCAGTCGCACCTGTCGCACCCGCGGCACCCGTTGGACCGGTAATATTTCCAGAATTAATCCACTCCGATCCATCCCATATGTGCAAGTCTCCATCGGCTTCTACTACGTAAGCGTCTCCTTGGACCTGACCCGTAGAGGGTAGGCTTGCCACATCAGCTACAGCTCCTTTTAGCTGGATTCCTAATCCCGTAGCGCCGGTCTCGCCCTGGACCCCCTGAGGGCCGGTGGGACCAGTAGCACCACGTGCACCAACAATTACAGGAACCCACGAGCTAGTCAGCTCGTCATAATATTTTAGTTGACTCATTATGCTGCCTCGTAGCTCCCTGAAACTGTTAATGTGTCGCCAGCTCCAAATGTGAAGGGAGCAGTGGCGCTAACCCCGCCCCAGACGGTTGTTGCGGTGTCATTTTGGTGAATTACCGAGAAGTTGTTTGTAGATCCTTTGTAGTTCCCGTTACCGATCGCACCATACCAAGCAAGTCCACTATTTAATATAGAAACCGGGAATTGGTAGTTAGGATCATACGCTGCCACTGGCAGTCCAAAAATCCAGGCACCAGTACCTCCAGTTGTAGAGCTACCATATGCTAACTTGAAATTAAAAAATACCGTTTTTCCTAATTGCTTATAGCGGCCGCTAATAGTCCCGTTTCCAATGCTTGGTGTTCCAGAGTCAGATGCCCAAGTAGGTGTGTATGACGCCCATGCTGTGTTAGAGAAATCTGTAGCGGTAGCAAGGCCCGCCTCGGCTGCGGTCTGATTTTTCCAGAGGCCGCTAGCCGAATCGAAGGCTAGAACTTCATTATCAGCAATAGATGCAGTTGCCTCTAGTAGCACGGTGTGAAGCTCGTCTAGTTCGAAACCGTTCTGGATCTTAACAAATATCTCGCCGTTAATTTGTTGATCACGCGTTACTACACCTAAAAATACCAAGTGAGCCGGTGCTACCGGCTTATTGGCAAGTCCATAAATAAAAGCACCGTCAACTCCTAACCAAATAGGGTCACCAACGGAAGCGGCTGAAGTGTCTAGCCCAGGCAGCAAACCTTCAGAGATTACATAGCCCTCGCCATTATTTGCTAGTTCTTGAGCTAGTAAACCTAGGGTTTTTGATGATCCTGCTTCGGTTGCGTTAGTTGAGCGCGTAATTGTAATTACACTGCTACTGTTTCCTCCGTTTAGTGCGATACTAACTGGAGTACCGATTGGAAGGGTGGTACCGCTAACGTTCTTAATATAGTGGCGAATCTCGGATGTATAGTTGTCAATCCATTCAGTATTGTAATCAACTTCGTCAATCTTTGCAAGAATTTGACCGGTAGTTCCGCCAGCTGCTACTCCAGGTCCAGTTGGTCCTGCTGCGCCATCCAATCCGGCAGCTCCTGTGGCCCCAGTTGCTCCAGTTGCTCCCACATCTCCTTGAGCTCCAGTTGGTCCAGTCGGTCCCTCTGCTCCTGTGCTTCCTGTAGCACCTGCAGGTCCAGTCGCTCCTGTTGCACCTGTTGCTCCAATCGGGCCTGTAGGGCCAATTCCTTCAATACCTTCGACGCTGGTATCTAGCCATAAAATGTCAGTATCTAGTGGCGCGATGTCCTGCGCTACTAATCCTTCCGGACCAGTTGGTCCGGTTGATCCTTGAGGTCCAGTCGCTCCTGTTGCACCAGTTGCACCGGTGGCTCCAATCTCGCCCTGCACACCTTGTTCGCCCTGTGGTCCGGTCGCGCCGATATCGCCAGTGAGACCTGTAGCACCTGTCGGACCTACATCACCTTGAACTCCTTGAACTCCTTGCTCACCCTGAACACCTTGAGGACCGGTTGCACCTATGTCTCCGTGAGCACCGGTAGGGCCAGCCTGCCCCTGTGCTCCTGTAGGACCTACCTCGCCTTGGGCACCTTGAGGTCCGGTTGCGCCGGTAGATCCGATCTCACCCTGAGGTCCAGTTGGGCCGGTACCTCCTACTAGACCCTGAGCACCAGTCGGTCCCGTAGGGCCTACATCACCCTGTGCTCCTGTCGCACCCTGTGGGCCGGTTGCACCCTGAATACCTTGGATACCTTGAAGCCCCTGGTCACCTTGGACGCCCTGCACACCTTGTTCGCCCTGTGGTCCGGTCGCGCCGGTTGCTCCGTGAGGACCGGTTGCGCCGGTCGGGCCTTGAGGACCAGTAGCTCCCTGAGGGCCAGTCGGGCCGGGAACTGTTGAATCTGCTCCAGTTGGTCCAGTCGGGCCGGTAACTATTTCGATGGCTCGCGCCTCCCAGCGATCTCCATCCCAAATCCACGAGCTATCTCCGTAGGAGTAAACTTCTCCATTAGTAGGGGAGCTTGGAAAATTAATAGCCATTAGACAGTTCCTCCGTCAATTACTGTAAGTGCACTAGGGTCTGCCCACTGGTAGTCATAGTCATCAGACGATGCTTTAGTTAGTATTTGATTCACAGTTCCACCTGTAGGGATCCCTGCACCAGTCGGACCCGTTGGCCCTTGAACACCTTGAGAACCAGTAGGTCCTGTAGGGCCTTGCTCGCCAGTTGCTCCGGTTGGTCCCTGAACACCCTGAGCACCTGTTGGACCGGTAGGGCCTTGAATGCCTTGCTCTCCCTGAGCGCCAGTCGGCCCCGTGGAACCGGTTGGGCCCATATCGCCAGTTGCTCCAGTAGGGCCAGTTACAGTCGAGTCTGCACCGGTGGGTCCAGTGGGGCCTGTAGGACCCACCTGACCTTGGGGACCAGTTACTCCCTGAATCCCCTGAACACCCTGAGGCCCGGTTGGTCCTTGAACTCCTTGCTCGCCAGTTGCTCCGGTTGGGCCGGTGCTCCCCTGAGGACCAGTTGCTCCAGTAGCTCCGGTCAACCCTGTTGCTCCTGTAGGACCTGTAGCACCGGTAGCACCAGTTGCGCCTGTAGCACCTACCTTATTTGCGGTTATCTCTACCCAATATGAGTCATAAAAAACAAATGTCTGACCTGAAGCTGAATCGAACCACACGTCTCCCTCTACAGGATTTTCTGGTGATAGCTCGGATACTTCGTACACACCATGGGCACCGGTCGGGCCTGTTGGGCCAGTGGGGCCTACTTCACCCTGGGGTCCAACAATCTGACCGGCATTGTCCCAATCGCTGCCGTTCCATACGTAGAGGTCTCCGTTGGAGTTTACGATGTATGCATCATTTACAGTTAAATCGTTTGTTGGTAGGTCGGCTACTTCTTCTACTGAACCAGCAAAGTGTATAGATACACCCTGAGCACCAGTCGGGCCAATGGCACCTGTAGGTCCCTGAATACCCTGAGCACCAGTTGGGCCGGTAGGGCCAGCCTGCCCAGTTAGACCTGTATCTCCGGGAACACCCTGAGCACCTGTAGCGCCAGTTGCACCCGTTGCACCAGTTGCACCAGTAGCGCCCTGAGCACCGGTTGCACCTTGTGGCCCAGTTGCGCCTTGAATACCTTGAGTACCCTGGATTCCCTGAATACCTTGAACACCCTGAATACCGGTCTGTCCCTGTGCGCCGGTCGCGCCTGTAGGGCCAACTTGACCGGTAAGTCCTGCGTCACCTCTAGCACCTGTAGGTCCGGTAGCACCTGTTGGACCAGCAACAGTAGAGTCAGCTCCGGTGGCACCGGTAGCACCTGCAGGTCCGGTGGCACCGGTAGCACCTGTAGGTCCAGTGGCACCGGCATTACCTTGAGCTCCAGTAGCGCCAGTAGCGCCCTGAGAGCCAGTCGGTCCCTGAGCTCCAGTCGCGCCAGTAGCTCCAGTCGATCCAACATTTCCTTGAATGCCCTGAATGCCTTGAGGTCCAGTTGGACCTTGAATACCGGCTGCACCAGTCGCACCTGTAGGTCCTGCAGGGCCTTGAGAACCGGTGGGACCTACCAAACCTATTAGACCTGTGTCTCCGGGAACACCCTGAGCACCGGTAGGTCCTATTGAACCCGTTGCACCAGTTGCACCTGTTGCGCCAGTAGCGCCTTGGGCACCAGTTGGACCTTGGGAACCGGTAGGGCCTTGAGTGCCCTGGGCACCTGTAGCACCTGTAGCGCCTTGGGAACCGGTAGGGCCAGTCTCACCCTGAAGTCCTGTAGTACCTTGAACGCCTTGAGGGCCGGTTGGTCCGGTGGGTCCCTGAGAGCCGGTAGGGCCTGTAACGTTTGAAGCCGCGCCTGTAGCACCGGTAGCACCAGTTGCGCCGGTAGGGCCGGTCGCGCCTTGAGTTCCGGTAGGGCCGGTAGGTCCGCCAGCCGGGCCTTGAGCTCCAGTCGGGCCTGCAGGTCCTTGAACGCCAACGCTTTTAACTTCTACATAGGCAAAGTTGTCTGATAATGGCACTATCTAGTTACCTCCGGACGAACTGTCAGATTGCCTTGAATAATCTTGGTGACTACTCCGGTAGCAGTTTCCTCTAGCTCCAGGTCGTAAACGTAGCTATCAGGATCTAGTGCAGCCGTCTGAGCGGGTGATGCGATGATTAGAACAGTTCCCGCAGTAGCATTAAGCTCCAGTCCACCATTTGCGGTAGTGAGCGTCAAAATTACGGTTGTAGATGGTAATTTCTCGCGAACTTGCATGCGACCTGTATATCCAGCAACGGATATTGGCTTTTTGGAGGAGTTTTTTATAGCTAGAGAGCGTAGTAATGTAGCACCTTGATCGACAATAATGTCATAATAATTACTGGTAGCACAGTACACGGGGAATCCTCTAAGAAATGGCCTATTTCTCTTTATATTTTACCCTACTACAGCGGGTTTGATTGAGTTGCAGTATAGCTACTTAGGGTATATTAGTAAATACCCTCGCGCCACTTATCCTGCTGCTCCTTCTGCTGCGCTCTAACTAGCTCGATTTCTGCTTCCCATTCAGCCAGTCTTTCTGCTGAATATTCGGACTCTGCGTAATCCCAGAAAGCGCCGATAGTGTGGCGAGTTCCGGACTCCACCTTGGTTACTTGGTGAACGTTGTGGATTCCACCAGGGAAGGTGATCAGCTGACCTGCTTTAGGCTTGATTGTGATGTCGTGATCGCGGAAATCTAGCTCTCCACCTTCGTAATCATCATTGATATAGAGCAGACACACTAGCTTGCTCTTCTCCCAGGCCGACGGGTTGCCGTCCATATCGGTATTGTCCGAGTGGAATGGGGCAAAAGCGCCGATTTCCCACTTCTGGGCATGGCTTGATACTGATTTAATAGAACGACCGTGAGCATCCTCTACATAAGCCTTGAGTCGATTAATCAAGGTGTCCAAGTAATCACGTGGCAGTCCATACTGCTCCAGTTTAGGGTCATCAGTTAGTAGGCTCATGCCGTATGACTCGTAAAAAGCTGACATACTCCACGGGTGCCCCTCGTCTTCGAAGTAGGCGATAATCTTCTGCTGATCCTCTACAGGAATAAAGTTGTCGTAGTGGATGATATCTTCTTTGAAGAATCCTTTATTCTCGAACGTCATCGATAATCTCTCCTGTATAGCCTAGTTGCGTTAAGAAACGCTCTACTTCAAATCTCTGGTTGTCTTTAGAAAAAAGCTGAGCAAACTTGTAGATTAGTATATTATATGACTCGGTGTCTAGTTTATCCCATAGCTCGCCTAAAATTTTAGTAACGCTATGGTATTGCTCTCTGTGAAAGGCGCACTCCCCGCCCTTGGGGCGACGTAGTACTTTCTCGTGGACTCGTCCGGTTGGCTCGTATAACTTGACTGTTAGAAAGTCTCTAGCAAAACCCCAGTCGGTATAGTTACCGTAGCCTGCAGCAGCCTCTATAGCATCTCCATAGAAATATATAGATCTTGCTGGAGATTCTCCGTCTCTGGCAATAGTCAGCATATAGTGTTTAGCCACTCCCGACTTAGCCTGAGACTCGTAGTCAGCTACTAGGTCTAAATGCTCGTTTTTTAGCTCGTCTAGTCCCATTCGTGGAGGGTACCATTCTCTAGTCGTTCGTAGTACTCATCTATGCCGTGGTTTGGCGCATCCAGTGTTGATCTAAAATATGGCTTTTTATAATTAGCGGCGATCCTATCCTCTTCCATGATCTCCCACTGATCTCCGTATTTCTCTTTTAGAGAGTGCCATATAGGGGTTCCAGGATGATTGTGCACCCAGTAGAGTCGCGTGATGTACTTATTACCGCTAAGCACGCGCCTAACTCCGTGATAGTAGGGGGCTGTAGACGGAAAAATCAGAACGTCACCCTTTGATGGTTTGTAGTCTATAGTGTCGGATTCCGAACCGTCGTCTTTTTTTACAGTAAAAGTGATCTCTCCGCCCTCGTAATCATCATTTGAGTAAAACACGCATGTGATACCGAACTTCGGACCTGGCATGTCTGCTCTTTCGGCCTGAAAATCAGTGTGATACTCCATCGCCACTAGATCGTCTGACGTGGTTACATTGTATTTTGCTAGATTCCAGTTTCTACAAATCCAGCTATCGTTTTGGTATTCGCATCTGTCCCTGTAGATGTCAGAGATTTCATAAAATATCTTAGATATAGCTGCCTTATAAGAGTCGCTCTGCGTGTCTACCATCTCTAAGGCCCACTCAGATTCAGTAGGGTAGTGGTCCCATTCTCCGCTAGGCCCTTGACTTATTACATGTGTACCATACTTGAACCATGTATCCCACTCGCCATTTTTTTCGTAGAAGTCTACTAGCTCATCGCTATTAGTTACGGCACCTTTAAATACCAGTATTTTTGGGTATATTTCGTCTACAACGTAGTTTTCTTCGTACTTAGATGGCACTTTTTAGGTGTTCCTAACTAATAGCTTGCAGGCTGTACCGGCTCGAATGCCGATCCAGCATTGTATTTTTCACGCGAGTCTGGGTCGTTAGGGTCGAACTCGTCGATGAAAACAAATCCAGGAAAAATGTATTTATCGCCTTCGCGCATGGTGTGGACTCGGTGCATAAATGGATGAGTTGATGGGAAGATTAGAGCTGATCCAGCCTTTGGCTTTAGCCAAAAGTCGATCCTTCCCTCGTTCTCCGGGTCGTCTAGGTCGTCTAGAGGCTTCATATCTGAAAATCTGGTGTCGCGTAGATCGTAGTCACGAATAGCAAACGAGATCTCGCCACCCTCGTAGTTCTCGTTTAGATACAAAACGATCGAATACTTCAAGGTCCTATCTCCAGCCTGGGCGTCGAAGTGGGCTCCCATGGCGCAGCCCGGGCGGTACTTCATAACACCGACAAAGGGGGATAGGTTTGGCGAGTTCTCAAACCCCCTATCCCTATAGTAGGACGTGGCGACGTCGGTAACAGCTGCCTTGATGGCTTTTACAACACGCTCTACATCTGCTTTTCTAGGGGAATCTAGTTCAGCTAGCCTTGACTCGTCGAAGTCTTTCTTGCCGCCAAAGGCATGACCATCACCGCTATTAGATAGCCACTTACCCCATGCTGGGATTACCGAGTGCGTAGTCTCGTCCGAGTCTAGATCCTCGATAAGGGCTACTAGTTCCTCTGAGTTTTCTATAACATCTTGGTAGTAGAAAACCTGCTCGTGTAGTTTTTCAGCTAAAAACATTTTTTTATGCCTATCTGTAGGTATTAACTAGTTTAGTGCGCTCTTAGGGAGTAGTACTAGGACGTTTGTTACGTACTTTGTCCCGCTTATCATCGGTACTGAATAGTGAAGATATGATGACGGGAAAACTACTACACTTCCAGGGGTAGGTTTTACTGACACCGATAGGTCACGAAAACCTAGATCTCCGCCTTCGTAATCATCGTTAAAGTACATAGATGCAGTAAAAGCTACGGGATCCTCTTTCTCCCAGTCTGGGTGCGGGCCTAAGCCCTCTCCTATGAAGTACTTTTTTATAGCTATGTGGTCTGGGCGTACGCTTTGAGGGGATTGAAAGTAAGAAATCTTCACCTCGTCGTCTAGACCTAGGTACCTGAAATACTCTCTAATACATTGATTTACTGTCTGGTAGAACTGCTCTATAAAGATAGAAGCTTTTTGTTTTACAGATTCCTGTGTCTCTAAGTCTAGGCGTGCTTCAGTAAACTCTTTCAGCTCCCCGTATTGAGCGTTGTTAGGGTCTCTATTGGCATACCAGGGAATCCAATCTCCTGCGGTAGCACTAACTTCTTCTTCTAGCAATTGAATAACGTCAGCCGGGTTGGGGAGTGCTCGCGGGAAGTGTAGAACCTTGTCAGCAACTACTTCGTAGTTGTTTGACATTATGGCTGCCTATCTCCGGTGTGCTTGAGGATTGTCCAGAAGAACGGACTGACATATCGAATACCGGACTCGACTCTGGTTACTCCATGAATATAGTTCATATCTCCGGGGAAAAAGTATGCGGCACCACGCTTAGGCTTAAACTGGATACCCTGCTCCGGAAAGTAGAGCTCGCCGCCTTGATAGTCATCGTTGAGGTAGAAAAGTCCAGCGATATCGTAGTACGGAAAGTCGTTTGGCTTACCACGTTGATTACCTTCGTGTAACTCTTTATCTGCGTGAGGGTTTTGGAACTGACCTGGAAGCCAGCGGACCAATGCCGGACTAGTTGCACGAGCATCTACGTTGAAAAACTTATCTACTTCTACCTTTAGGCGCTCTTGAAGTCCCTGAATAATCTCTACAGCACGTGGGTCCACGCGCTTCAAAGTAGGCTCTGTTGCTACCCTATCCTCCCAGTACGAGGCATCGTAGATACAAACGCCATCCTCGTTGTAGTGCGACTCGGTGTAGTCCCAGGAAGTGTTTTTACGAGCGAACTCGTCTAGAAAATCTATCTCTTCTTCGGTCATGAAGTTCTCTAGCGAGACGATGTTATCTGGCGAGCTTCCGAAAAAGCCTGATGGAGTAATAGATACACGCTGAGTTAAGTTGATATTTTCGTTAGTGGGTTCCATAATACTATCCTATCACTGCTCGTACTTACGACGACTCCAGACACTCTTCTGATAGACACCGCCGTCCGGTACTCGATATTTGATGCTATTGTCCATATTAGCTTTGACCATGGCTTCGTACTTTACGGTGTCGTCTATCTTAGAGACCCAGTCCTCCCGCTTGAACGGTATCAGCTGCGCGTACGGTGTTCCGGCTGGTAATACTCCAGTCCAACCCTTAGCAATGAAGAAGGGCATTGTGCCTGGAAGGTTGACTTTGTCGTTATCGATTATGCCGCTGGTGGTTAGAAATGGAAGGTCGAACCGGTTTAGTGGGCTCGTATATAACACACTATAGCCTTCAGGCACCTCTACTGCCCAGTCAGCCCACCAAGCAAAGTGCTCGTCTCTAAACCCTGGAGGAGTTACAAATCCCGGCATTGGCGGTCTAAACCCGACGAAATCTTTATTCATCTGATCCAGAACTCTACAAGCTATGACGCCGTTGTCGTCCTCGTAGAACTCTATGTCGCATGGGGTTCGATAAACGTAACCGGTCATCATCAGGTCGAATACTGCTGGACAGGCTTTCCATGTTGGAATTTTTCCGCCGTCCTGCGGGCTGACCCAGTAGTCCTGCGTGTATGGGTTGATTGCAAAACGATCTGCTTTTCGATACCACTCGGGAATCACTTTTGAAGTAGGCTGCGGTACTGAGTCGCTCTTCTTGGTTAGCCAAGGCCTGTTTTTGATGAACTTAATTATCTGGGACGTCAATTGTCGCTCCTGTCGCTGGGCACGTAATAGTCTTTAAGCGGATAGATTTTGTTTCGTGGGTACCTACCGACTGACCGTTGTAATCTACTGCATCTCGATACATTTTAGACCAGTCGCCAAGAGCGCCCTTTGCCTGAGCGACCTCTCCGTATTTAGCAACTTCTTGCCAGTAAGAGCTGTCCGGCGCTTGTTCTACTATTTCTAGCTCGTAGTCTGATTCTAAGCTGCCTAGAGAGACGGGCAAGATAGCTGCTACTGGAGTTCCTGCTGGTATGGTGATTACTTTATTTGCCTCTGTAATCTTCCAGGCAATCGGCAGCTCCGGCATATAAAAAGATGTACTTATCAAGGTCGTAAAACATTGAGTACCGGCAATGAACTGGTTCGGTACCGGCATCGTTAGCATGGTGGTGCTTTCGTCAGTGCTAACAATAATACCTGTTTCGAAGCTCACTGTCGCATTGCACCGCTTAGGCGTGGCCCAACGCTCTCCGCTTAAGATGGTTACGTGGTCTGGAGTGGTATCGTCGATACCGTCCCAGACGAAAGAGATATCCTCAGGGAAAGAAATCCCCCACCCTAGTCGGTTGGTTAAGGTTAGTGGGAAGCACATATATGCGTGCTTTCCGACCGAATCATCCATCCACTGTCGAGTTGCTGCTAGCGGCTCGACGTGCGCAGCGCCTGGCCTGCTCTTAGTTACTCGTATAGTGTGCACTAATTTCCGGTTTCTGCGTAAAATTCTCTACTGTGGAATTTTTCAGAGTAGTCCAGCATGGTGACCATTGAATATTTAACTCCAGACTTTACCGGCATAGCGCGGTGAGGATACATGAAGTTCGATGGGAAAATGTAGGTCTCCCCTGCCTTAGCCTTAATAGTTGCATTCTGTAGACGGAAGTAGAGCTCTCCGCCTTCATAATCGTCGTTAGGAAAACTGACTAAAGATACAACACAGTTATACGAATATCCGTGGTCATGGTGCTCCTGGAAGTGTTGACCTGGTCCATACTTCACATAGTTGGTTGCTTCCCAATAGCGAAGTTCTCCGATGTTGTAGCGACGGGTGTAATCCTTAACTGCCTGCATCTGACGATAGTTGACCTCGTCTGCTAGATTGTGTAGAGCTACCCCTGCTTCAGAAGTGTCCTGAAGAATATCAGACTTCTTGTACTTAAAATCTACGCAGTCGCGGTACTCTGGCATCTTCATCGCATAGCCAACCATAGCCTCTTGGTACTGGTACTGGTTGTTTGGGTCCTGAAGCACGGTCTCTAGTCGATCGATGATGTTTATCTCTTTAGGGAGGACGTCTCGGTACACCCAGATTCCGGATCCAGGGATTACCTCTTCGGCAGAGCTCCAGGTGGTTTCTTGGATCTGATACCAAGCTTTTAAACGCTCGTCTAGGGTGCGCTGGGCATCTTTATTCTGGTCTTCAGTAGGCTCATTCATAGCTTAGATCTCCATCAATATTTAAGCTCGTAGTTTTGTATTGTTTGTGGAACCCTTTGGTTCACGTTGTCTCTGTCGTTGTAGTCGCTCATAATAACCACTGCGTACTTATTACCGCTAATCATATCCTGAGAAGCGTGCTCGTAGATATAAGTAGACGGAAACACTACTATGTCTCCAGCTTTAGGCTTGATAGATAGGTTATCCATTCGGGGGAACCATATCTCACCGCCCTCATAGTTATCATTTAGATATACAACAATAGAAATTGTGGTCACGTAGGTCGGACCGTGGTCAGCATGTATTTTAAAGTGCGTACCGGCACCCTCGTACTTTACAAAGTTAAACGCTTCGTATGATTGGATACCGACTCCCCAGGTGTGCCCATAATCATCTACGCATGTTTTTACTGCTTGAAAAATACTTTCGTGCATGTCATACAGTTCCGCATTTTCAGGATTCCTTGGACCCAGGCCCTTGGAGTTAAATTTAAAATCTTTAGCGTTTCTAGCCTGAAGGTCTACTTCCGAAGATGAGGTTACGTAAGCCCCGCCCCATCGAAACTGAGTTTGACCGTTAAGCTTAGCTTCCAGTAGTTCTATATATTTCTGACCCTGATTTGCAGATATTGCTCCACTGTAAACGTTTATTCCTAGCGCCGGGTTTGCTACAGATATGTTCTGATTTATAGATCTGTCAGGCGTACGATTAGATGCGGTCTCAGACCTATCTTTAGTAAACCAATCATTCATGATCCCAGTATACGGTCTAATCTATAATTATCGGCTCTTTAGATCTGAAATCGTCTGCGTGCCGTTTTTTGTTTAGAAGATCGTACATAGGGTTGTACCGAGACCACTGAGTGTTTAGTCCTGATTTTTTACAGAACTCGAGGACAGATTCTAGACTTATGTCTCCGAATCGTCCATCTAGTTTTCCGGACAATAGCTTATTAAGTTTTAGCATAGAATCATCGGACTGCGCCCAGAAGGCATCCTTGTTCATATCGCTCCACGGCCTATGAGTTACCATCCTGGATACCTGCTCGTCCGGGTACTCTTTATATGTGTTGTGGTAGTACATGATTGTTGGTGTGGAGTAAAACCTCCAACCTCGGCACCAGGCTTGCACTGTCACATATATCTCTTCGCCATGGTAGCTCATGTCGGGATCTAGCGGGACCTCGTCTACAAAAAGCTTAGGCGCGAACACCCAGCTAAATTGTAGATAGTAATCCTCGGACACGTCAGATTCGTCTACTATTTTAGACACCTCTGGAAACCCGTACCCTGGAACATAGTCCGAATTTATTCTAGGCCTACAGTAGTTGGATACTCTCCCCGCCCTAGACCTGAGGCTGATTGACCAGCTCGGTTCGATCTCGTACTCCGGTCCAGCTACGGTTATCAATACTTTGTCGTTTTTGTAGGTTGCCTTGGCGTACTCATCTAGAACCTTGGTATCCCAGGAGTCGGCAAACAGGTTGTGCCCGCAAGTATAGAGTATGTAATCGTAATCCAAAGAGACGTCAGTGGTCTTCTCCCTAGACCAAAGCACGCCCCTGTACGCTGACAGATCGTATTTCCTATAAACGAGCTGACTCTCCGGTATAAAGCTTAGGTCAGCGTGTAGGTCATCCCTACTTTGCTCAGAGACGATAGAGAAAATTAGGTTCTCTGGTTTGGCAGCTTTTTGGTAGCAGTCTCTAACGGACTCACCCAGCTGCTTCTCTCGATAGGCGATCATCGATACTAGGATTTTTTCACTAGTCATTTTTATCTAAATAAACGTATCCTTGAATGTGATCAACAAAATCTGGCGGAACTACGTAGCACTGCATGCAGTCGGGGCAGTCGTAGTTCCCTTCAGGAAGTCCAATAAACTGAGCAGAGTGTCCTCGATACTCATAGTACCGAATCTCGCTATCCCATCGGTGCTTCTCTATAAGGTCGTAATACTCCTGAGTGGGCGGCTTAGTGAAATCATGATCCCACGCCCAGTGGCCAGGCCTAATAAATGCGGCGAACATCAAGATATTGTATGAATCAGGGTCGTCTGACGGATACTTCGGCCTAGCGTGGGTTTGCTGCTGCCCGTGGAATAACACTGCAGAGTTCTCTTTTTCCGAGAAAACCTGATCATCTACGATGACGCCCCAGTCGTCGATGCCTTTTAGTTCTAGACATAGATCTAGCAAGTACTGAGAAGAGCTTTGATCCATGTGCTCCCAGAGATATGGTTTCACTGTACCGTTAGGTTGATATCTGGCCATGAAAGTAAAGGTTAGCTTTAGGTCAGAAACTCCAAACGATTCTCTGCACTTTTCTGTTATCTCATCCAGAATTGTTTGAGGGATACTCGGACCCCAGACCCAGCGTCCGGGTATGGTGTGGTACGGGTTTACTTGAGGATCCGTGCCTGGCCCCCACGGGATATCTTTGATTAGCTCGCGTAAACCGTAAAAGGATTCTTCTGATAGGAAATTATTCTTAGAGAAGGCTGGCCCCACTGCGGGGAGCGGCCATTTTATGTTTGGACTGTTGTCCGCATGAGTTGGCATATCTCTCCTGGATAACTAAAAAGAGGGGTAGATTTCTCTACCCCTCTTATAGGTTACACCTTACTCGGTGTCCTTAGGCTTGTCACCCTCGGCTTCCTCGTCCCAGGCTTCTACCGAGAAGATTCCGAAGTACGGTGGGAAGAACGGTGGGAAGAACGGTGGGAAGAACGGTGGGAAGAACGGGAAGAACGGTGGGAAGAACGGTGGGAAGAACGGTGGGAAGAACGGTGGGAAGAACGGGAAGAACGGTGGGAAGAACGGTGGGAAGAACGGGAAGAACGGCGGGAAGAACGGTGGGAAGAACGGGAAGAACGGTGGGAAGAACGGTGGGAAGAACGGGAAGAACGGTGGGAAGAACGGTGGGGTGGTAGAAATGCTGTTCGAATAAGCTGACCAAGCGCCGTTACCGTTGGCATTTACAGCTCGAACACGATAAGTCTGAGAAGTGCCGCCTTCCTGAGTAATGGTAGCCGGACTGGTTGCTGAAGATCCCGACTTAGCGTCAGTGCTCTCCCAGTTATAGGTAGAAATAGCTTTTCCACCGGTTGCTGGGGTAGACCATGCCAGCGAGTCTTGGTTCGCTACAGGGCTAGTTGCTGTAGGTGTACCTACTGCATCCGGGACTGTGGTAATAGTTACTGGTGATGATGCTGTCGATGCATCCGATGGGCCTACTGCGTTAGAGGCGACTACTTTAAATGTGTAAGCAGTGTTTGAGTCAAGGCCACCAATTACGAGCGGGGAGCTAGACCCGGTACCGCCTGTAGCTGTAGAGTCTAGTACGCCAGCTTTGTATGCTGTTACTGTGTAGCCAGTGGCGGCTGGGGAGCCTGAAGGGAGCTCAAACGCAACGCTAGCAGCACCGTCATTAAATGCGCGTGCAGTACCTACGTCAGTACCTACAACATTTATAGGGGACTGAGGCTGCAGAAAGTCATTCTGCGACTGTGATTTTCTACCGGCTCTTTTACTCATAGTAAGTTATTCTACCCTACTCCTAGGCCATCAAGTCGCCGTAAACAACCCATGTATTGGCGGCTCGCTTCATTAGTGTAGCAGATGACCATTGGGTGCGGAGCTTTAGACCTGGAGTAGCGTTGACAGTTGTAGTTCCGGGGGTTACAGCTGCAATAGTTACCTGACCAGTTCCTGTTTGCAGAATGTCTAGCGTAGTACCTACAGGATAGTTTACTGATGCATCAGTTGGGATGCTTAGTGTAACTCCGGTAGAGCTATTAATCTCAATCAGAGTGTCGCGCTCTGTTAGAGAGGACAGTGTATAGGCTGCCGTTTTCTGCGAGATAGTGGTAATTGAAGGTACACCAGCTTTTGTCTGGGTGGCGTCAGTGAAAGCGATTCCGCTAGCTGAAACTGTAGTGGTACCAGTAAATGTTGCATTAGCTAGCGGTGCTTTTGCATCCAGCTGAGTCTGAATAGCGCTAGTTACACCGTCAACATAGCCCAGCTCTGTAGCAGACACATTGCCGATAGATGTGGTAGATGGTAGTACTACGGTGCCTGTCAAAGTGGCGTTAGCTAGAGGAGCATATGTGGTAGCCGCTGTCGAGCTAGCAAGCTTTGCATCCAGCTGAGTTTGAATAGCAGAGGTGACACCATTTAAATATTGAAGCTCTGTGTTAGAGACGTCGCCAATAGTTGCTGAAGCTGCCTCGAATGCTCCGACGGCTAGAGCGTCTAGCGATGCTTGAGTGAAGTTGACTGTAGTGGTTGGCTCGTCAATCACGCCCTTGAAAAGCTTCCACTTGCTGTCTGACGAGTCACGAACTAGACCTGAGTGCTGATATGTACCATCGTTGAAGCTAGCAACTAGACCTAGGTCAGACGAGTTTGCATCATTGCCTTCACCGATATAGATTAGAGGGTCTGTGATGGTTAGATCTGTAGCATTTACAGTGGTAGTTGTTCCGTTTACAGTGAAGTCACCAGAAATAATAAGGTCTCCACCGATGTACGCACTGTCCCCAGTTCCAAGACCACCGGTAATTACTAGTGCACCAGTGGTGGTGCTGCTAGAGGCAGTGTTAGATGAAATAACTACATCTCCGGTGAAAGTATCGCCAGAAAGATCTGCCTTTGCATCCAGCTGAGTCTGAATAGCGCTAGTTACACCGTCAACATAGCCCAGCTCTGTAGCAGATACATTGCCGATGCTAGTTGTAGAAGGAAGAGCAATGGTTCCGGTGAATGTAGCATTAGCTAGCGGTGCTTTTGCATCCAGCTGAGTCTGAATAGCGCTAGTTACACCGTCAACATAGTTAAGTTCTGTTGTTGTAGCAGTAATGCCATCAAGTACGTTTAGCTCGGCTGCTGATGCAGTTACGTCGCTAATGTCTGCAGCTACAACGGTGATGCTATTGTCTGCGGTGCTGATTGTTTTATTGGTTAGAGTCTGAGTGCCCGATGTTGTAGTAACGTTGGCATCTATTTCAATGGCCCCGGATAGATTGAACTGTAGTCCAGTGCTGACTGATGCAGAAACCGCGCCAGTAGTGTCGTTATATGCAAGACCGTCTCCAACGTTTAGTCCGATGGCGTCCTGAGCACGCTCATTGGTGAAGTATTGGTTTGTGCCTTCTACAACTGCAGAAGTGGTAAGTGCTCCGATTTCTGAATCAGTGTAGCCGTTGGCTGTACTCACGGCCGCATCCGCTTTAGCTTGAGCTCCGGATTGAGTCTCTAGTAGCGAGGTGTCCGCAATTCCGTGAACACTGGTAGTGTCCGAGGCGTGGTCTGAAAGGTCGCTAGAGCTAGCCTTAGCATTCAACTGAGTCTGAATAGCGCTAGTTACACCATTTACATAATCAATCTCGGTTGCAGAAACGTTGCCAATAGAGGTGCTCGCTGGAAGTACCACCGTGCCAGTCAAAGTCGCATTAGCTAGTGGTGCATAGATGGTCTCGGCGGCAGTGGTTGCTAGTTTTGCATCTAGCTGCGACTGAATCCCACTAGTTACGCCATTTACATAGCTTATTTCAGTGTCTGAGACGCTGCCGATAGAGGTCGTTCCAGGCAAAACTACAGTGCCTGTAAAAGTAGGATCTGCTAGTGGAGCTTTTACGGAGATAGCTTCAGATATCATTGTTGAAACATCTGACTCGGTGGTAAGTACGCTTGTATCAGCTATACCATGCACGTTAGTGGTTAGGTTTGCGTGTACTAAATCTGCTGCGTCAGCGTAATCCTCGGCATCGGCTAGAGTATCTGCCAACCCAGTTACGAACTCTGCAGAAGTGGTTCCAGCGTACTGGAGACCTACCCAAGTAGCTACACCATTACCGATTTTAAACTTGCCGGTGTTTGACTCTAGAGCAAACGTATTAGCTGATACTACCGCGTTAGCTGTAGTCCAGTTAGATGCGGTATCAACTACTAAAGTTGCTTTGGTTGCAATAGATGTTGTGATTGTAGTAGCAAAATTAGCATCGTCACCTAGTGCAGCAGCTAGCTCATTTAGGGTATTAAGAGTGGTTGGTGCTGTATCCACTAGGTTTGAGATAGCTGCGTCAGTGTACCCGTTTGCAGCAGTTTCTGCTGCATTTGCTTTAAACTGCGCTCCGGTTTGAGTCTCCAAGGCAGCAGTATTTGCGATACCGTGAACGCTAGTTGTGTCAGCGATGTGAGTATCTATTAGACCTGTGATTTCAGACGGAGTGTCCGTAGCATAGGCAAGTGAAGTCCAAGTCGTTGACCCATTACCAATCTTAAACTTACCGGTGTCGGTCTCAAATCCAGCCTCTCCTGCAGACAGGGTAGGGTTAGCTGAAGTCCACTCGGCGGCTGTACCGCGTCGGAGCTGAATCTTAATCGCCATTAGAAGCTACTTTCGTTTCCACCATCGTAGGTATTTGTGTAAGACGTGGTGGCTGGGGTTCCACCATCAATTGTACCAGTTGTCTGAGTTGTGTTGTATGCTCCGGCATCGCCAGAGATGAGACCTAGGTCAGTCAGCAAGCCCATCAGACTCGTGTTGATCCAAGCTGTATTTTCTGTGTTTCTTAATAGGACGTCGCCTGCTGCTACAGAGGTGAGCGTTACGTCAGATAAGGTTGCTATGGAGGCGTCAGACCCGCCTGATGCCCCCCATGAAGTGCCATTGTGTATATAGACTTTTCCGTCTGATGTATTGAAAAAGAGGTCACCAGATAAACCTGACGCAGGCAGAGAACTACCATGTGGCAGGTTTACTGGTGTTAAAAACCTTCTTGACAAAGTTTTTCCTCTTGTTGTTGGTTATTAACCGACGATTACTACTTGGTACGCACCTGCAGTCACAGTTGCCGATGCTGGCCACTGTAGAGTTACGGTGCTTGTGTTGGTACGCTCTACGTCAACCTCAACTTGGTCGAAGGTTGATGTCTCGTAGACCTGGACAACTACAGTACGAATACCTAGGTTGTGGGTTACGGTCCAAGTAACTTCACCGCTTGATACGGTTAGCTCTGGATTAGCCTCGGTGTATTTGGTGGTTGCGCCAAGGTTCTGACGAGCACCAGCAGCGGTTGAAGCACCAGTACCACCGTCTGCAACAGCAATGTCGGTACCGTTCCAAACACCGGTGGTAATTGTTCCAAGAGTTGTAATGCTTGACTGACCGACATAAGTTGAAGCGATGTCAATGCTATCAGCGTTTGCTGTAATACGGTTTGAGGTTCCAACTACAGTAAGGGTGTTTCCAGTCTTGGTAAGACCATCCCCCGCTGTAATCTGAGCTGCACCAGAGAACTGTACCCAGTCCTGGCTAGTAAAGTTGGTTAGGTAGGTGTTGGCTTGAGTCCAGGCTGACTGGCCGTAGGTAGTGCCTTCTGATACAAATACGGTTGCGTGAACGAGCTCGGTGTATGCATCAGCATCTGTAGCACGTGTAAGAGTGTAGTTGGTGCCGTCATCGTTGTAGACGTAAATACCATTTTGAGAGTCAGTAGACTGGGCAATTAAAAGAATTCGGTAGCCGTCATCATTAGTGTCTAGTGCAGCGTGGCCATCAATCACTAAGCCAGTGCTACCAGTTAACGCAACGTTTGAATCAGCTAGAAGGTGTACAGCAGCCTTCCAAGTCAGACCTGCAACTGCATTATCTACATATCCCTTAGTCGCGGCGTCGCCCGAGTTGGTAGGTGTAGGCAGGTTGGTGATAGTGCTGCCATCAGCATCTAGGTCTGCAGTAAGGACGTTACCTGAACCAAAATTCTTGTTGGTCAGAGTCTGATTGTCTGAAGTACCGACTATGTTACCTGTGACCCCATGAACTCCGCTTGTTCCGGCGGCGTGGTCGAGTACTGTGTCATCTACATAGAGCTTGGTAGCAGCATCTGAATCAGCTGAAGGAGCGCCTAGATCGGTAATGGTGTAAGTGTTAGCGTCTACGTTAGCGCTTAGAACTGTGCCAGTACCAAGGGTCTTGTTAGTTAGGGTCTGGGAATCTGAAGTACCAACAACATCGCCAGCTGTACCATGAGCAGAGGTGTCGTTGATGTGCGTGGTTAGGTCACCAGTGACTGAGCTAATTCGGTCAGTAATAGTATTCCCAGTTGAGCCGTTTACAGTTCCGTCACCAATATATGAGTCAAGTCTGCTTTGAGTAATAATCTCGTTAGTAGAACCTACTGAGCCCTTGTATAGGTTGCCATCAGGGTTAAGAACAATGTCGCCGTTAGCTGAAGTGATGTTTACATCTTGGTTAGCAGAAATGTTGATGTCATTTCCGGTAGTAGACGTAATGTTAAGGGCAGAGTCCTCGAAGATGGTACCAGCGGTTTGAACTACAATCTCGTTTGCAGTAATCTGACCAGCTGCAAAGTTTCCAGAGCTGTCGCGCTTTACAATCTTGCCTGCAGTATTGGCTGATGTTGCAGCTGTTTCGACTGCAGTTACTGCTCTCGAGTCTGTGAAGTAGAGGTTAGTGGTGCCTTCATTCAGGTCATCGGTGTCTGAATCAGCAACGCCATTTTCAGCTGTGATGGTTAGACCAGATCCGTCACCTGTAATAGTGATGTTGGTCTTAGTTGCACCAGTTAGAAGCTCGGCTGCGTCAGTCTTAGCGCGTGACTCGGTGTAGTAGAGATTGCTAACACCTTCTTCAATATCGTCAGTGTCTAGAGCATCAATAGCGGCTGTGATTGCTTCGGTGACATTACCACCGGCGGCTAGGGCTACCCAGGCAGAACCGCTATATACCTTGAGCTGGCCCAGGGTAGTGTCGAACACTAGCTGCCCGGCGGTAGGAGAGCTAATGCTAGCTATCTCGGATGTGATTAAGTTTTGAATTTTTGCATTTAGAAGCTCATTCTTATTTAGATTGAGCCCAGTTAGAAATTGGCGAGCCATTTATTTTTCCTTATGAGAGATGAGCTTTTCCCGACACGGCTGACGAGAAAGTTATGGTTAGGGATGTTTCATTAGCGTGTGTTACGGTTCCCTCTACTTGGCTACCAGCACTATTAAATACGGTAACGTTCGGGTAGAAGTTTAGGTTGTGGTTCACTGTCCACGTAGTTAGTGGGGCATTTTGAGTGTGTCTGTACGAAACTAGAGGAACTATGTCGTCAGCGGAGACTCCGGAAGATCCAGCAGGACCTTGTGGTCCCGGGGCGGTTACTATGATCCGGCTAATGTATTTTCCGGTAGCGATGCTGCTAGGTACGTCACCAGCCATTAGACAGTGACCTCCGCTCTAACCACAAAATTTCCGTGAAGAATCTTGTAGACATATAGGGTTCTACTCGGAGCCACTAGCTCTAAGTCATATACGTATATATCTTCAGTGATGTTTTGCAGCACTTCATCTGACACGTATATATTGATGTTGCCATTTGTTGCACCTAGACTGATTCCACCGTTTTCTGTGGTCAGTTCTAGAATTACCACGTCGCTATCTACAGCCGGGCGAACCTGCATTCTTGCGGTGTATCCACTGAACAATATAGGTTTTTTAGCTGGATCCCTATAAAGAATGGTACGTTCCAGCGTCGAGCCCTGGACGGCTACGATGTTGTAAAGTGCAGCTGGAGTGCTCACGTCGGTCTTTCGGGAGGTATAACTATGCGATTACTACTTATTTTACAGCATTTGCAGTGTGGTAAGATGAGCTACTTTTATACACATTTAGTGTCAAGCATACAAAGCACTACTAGATCTAGTAGCTGCAGCGCGGTATTCACGTAGCAGTATGATTAGATTTAGCTAACTTTTATTAGAAATTACTGATATGTCCGTAGAAAAAGAAAAGTACCCTCTTATATCTCAGCTAGGTGGGGTAGTTAGGCGTATCCGAAGGCTGCCCGACCTCGAGGATAAGCGATGGTCTGCCCTTAATCCCTCTATCGCTGCCTCTCCTACGGACTACGCGGTCGCTATTAGATCTAGTAACTACCTAATTGACTCGACCACTGGTGTCTTAAATGTCCTCACCGCGGGTCTAGTTAAGAACCGGATGTGGTTCTGCTACCTGACAGATGATTTAGAGCTAGATACCGAGATGCTTCGGGAGATAACCTTCGACTCCGGATCGTATGACCTAGACATGAAGCGCGGTTGCGAAGACCCTAAGCTGTTTTGGCGAGATGGATCTTGGTTTTTTACGGCCGTGATCCTAGA